ACCACCAAAACCCTGCCGCCATGATCAAAGGCGGCCTGCTCAACAGAGGCTCCCGCGATGCTTGGCGGCTCGGTCAAAGAGTTCAACTTAGCCAGAATTTCATTCTTAAACCTAAGGTTAGATTGGACGTTAATTTTCAACGTTCTGCCTTGAAAGATGAGCAAAGGGCCTTATCCCGTTATCAGAGAGAGACCGTGCTCGGTCCTCTCTTCGAGGACAATCACCCCGTTTTAACAGACGGATCGTTCTCATCTTTCTTGTCAGCTTTTAACAAACGTTGCAATTATCGCACCGAGTCTAGGGCTGACCCTTACATAGTCAAGTCTTCCATACGGTTACTTAAACGTATGGTTCCAGAGCCCTTGCCTACCATAGAATGGACCAAAGACCTGTTTGATGCTTGGATTCCGCAATTCGAGCCTCCCAAGCAACGCAGGTTGATAAAGGCACTCGATCGTTTTTCGGCTTTTACCCAAAATGAGTTCTCTACCAAGGACGTTTTCGAAAAGGTAGAGTTACTCTTGAAGCGCCATGACCCTGAGTGGGCTGGCAGAATTGTCAATGCTTCTACTGATCTCCATAATGCACTCTCTGGACCAATTTTACAAGAGTGTTTAAAAAGATTGGTAGCATCTGCCACACATGATGCTTCATTGGGATATAAAGCGACAGTACAGATCGCATATGGTGAAGTTCCCCAAAATTTTGTCCAGTTCGTTGAGGGTGAAGGACCGTTTGTAGAAGCGGACTTCACCTCTAATGACAAGCTACAAGTCAGCGACGTTGGCCAATTGGAATCCCGCTGGGCTGTCCGGCTGGGAATGCCCCCCTGGTTAGCAGGATGCATTCTCCAGGCAAATTCTTACACAGCACAGTCACGTAAGTTTGGTGTCAAAGCCAAGCTTAGGTATCAACTTCCTTCTGGCTCCACGTCGACGACTTTTCGCAATTCGATCTGGAACGCTTCCATCTTCTTTTCTTGGGCGCGCCGTTTTGGCATCCATTGTAATGCATTAGTGCTAGGCGACGATATGCTAGCACGTATTACTAATGGACGTTTACCACGGCGCGCCAGGCGCGATTACGAGCACTTCGCTACATTAGCTTGCATGAAAGCAAAAGTCCACGTTCGCGTGGGCCTAGCCGATTGCGAATTTTTGTCGCGTGTTTTCGTGCCAACTTGTCATGGCCACATGATGATGCCTAAACTCGGCAAGGCACTCGGGCGTTTTAATGCCCGGGGCAATCCCAACGACGTTAGCCATTCTGCTTATGTAGCTGGCAAGTCGTTGTCATATGCCTACGAGTTTAGACATTTCAAACCTTTTGCCCAGTTGTTCCTGGAAAGGTTCTTACTCACTGGCGAACCTTATCATTCCTTACCTGTAGGGCTTTTGTCCTTTTCGTTCAGACAGGCGGTCGACCTCCTCGGGGGCCGATCGTGTGTCTTAAGGTTTATTGATGAGTGCGATTCCGCAAGTGACGACGAGTTTTGTCAATTCGTGTGGCACCGTTATGGCAAGTTTAGAAATGAAGCACTTCAAGATTTGGAAGATCTTCTTTTTGGGAATTTCGACCTCCCCATTGACCGCGCCG